CCCCAAAACTTGGAAGCAATCTCATCTAAGCGCTCTTCGGGGTGTGAGTCGGTTTTAAACTTGAACATGGAGTTAACCACGCTCTCGCCAAAGTAAGTCTCGATCTCGCCAATGTAATGTTTCATATCAGCCCCTCAGTTCTTTTTGGTTGGTCTGCTTAAGTGTTGTGGGTGCGCTAGCAGAGGTAACAAATTGGTAATTGCCCTTGCCGTATTCTTGGACAACACACCATGAAGTGCGCTCAACTTGGGCGCTGTGTTCGCGGTCGCGCTCGCAGAATATGCAAAACGCTTGGTAGCGGGCTGACGGAATGTCGTCACCGCAGTCGATACATGACTTCCAATCTAACATTGTTAGCCCCTTTCGATTGAGTAGTCGAGGTTGTCGAGGCAGTTGAGTAGCAACTCGCGGTTGCCCCAAGAACTACGGATGCTTCTGCGAGCGTAGTCGATAACATCGTCATCGGTTTTAATCATGTCCATGTCGAGCATGGAGGCTTTGAATAGTGACAGTTTTGCGCCTGTCTCGGTGGTGCGCAGACCCACGCGAATAGTTGTCCAACGAATCATATCTAACCTTTCTAATGTGCCTAACATTGTTAGGTGGCTTCTAATGGGCGGGATTGCCCCTAACCGCTTTTTGTTGCGATTAACTTATATTATACCACAAAGTTATGTCAAAGTCAAGTTATTTAGTCTTGGGTGAGACTAAAGTTACGAAATGAATGGGGTAATGTTACGAAATGAATGGAGGTGCTTAAAAAATAGGCAGGTGCTTAAAAAATAGGCAGAGTTACAAAAGTAAACGAGAGTACGTTATATTATTTGGGAAATGTAACGAAAATTGGGTAAAACGTAACGTGAAACGTAACGCGGGGTTCTCCTCTGAAAAGGGGTGTTTTTTTATGTAATGTTATAATGTTATGTGTTTTTTGAAAATATATGAATGGCGGGCAAAAATGTGTGTAGTACAAATTGCACTTGTGAGACACCTCTTTGCCTCAAAACTTTCTGCGGCAACTCATACCCATTCGGCTCAAAAAGCGTAACTTTGTAACTTTCTAGGTTTCATGCGGGTTCCGAGAGAGTTGTTGCGTAACAAAGACACTTTTTTCGTAACATTAGACGTAACATTGAGCAAAGTTACATAACATTGTTAGGCTCGATGGCTATCGCCGCCCTGAGAACTGGTATGACTAAAGCTACGAGCAAATACGTAACAAAGCAAACCGACCGCTTTGGCTATCGCCGCCATGGGAACTGGCATCGGAAAAATTTTGGGGAAACGTGAACAAAAAAAAGACCTAACAATGTTAGGTCAATCTGAAAACAAAAAAGCCCTGACTAGCAGGGCTTGGGCGAAAGGCTTTCTAAATCGGTACCTAACAACCGAGAGGGTTCTGTCAGTCCCTCCGAACCGAATGGATAGCTAGGTCATTGTGTTTTGTCCCATAGTCTGCGGTGGAAGGGTTTACCCTCAGCGAACGCAATCCAAAATGAAGTCATGTAAGCCACGGGGAAACGATACTCTTTGAATACTTTCGCAACCCTAGCACGATGCGGGTTAGTCCTGACGTTTCCACGCAGTGCCTCATGAGGCGATACAGTAGCGCGAATTTCATCGAGTAGGGCTTGAATTTCGCGGTCTTGTTTTTGGTAGTCGTCACTTGCTTTGGTGCAGTATTTCATAATTTTCTCCCGATTTGACCTAACAATGTTAGGTAAGGGTTTCCCCCTACCTAACTGCTTACCGATTACTCGATTGTGTTTACATCGACACCCAAAGCCAACAGCGCTGACGTAATGTGAGTGTGTGCCTGACGTTCCTTGTCGCTGAGTGAATCAGCGTTTTTGCAAGCCTTGAACAATGTGCTCAATTCTTCCACTAAGCGCAGGTTAAGTGAGCGCGTATGGCGTGCACCTACTTTAGAACCCTCAGCTTCGCCCTCGGTGCCCTCGGTTTTCTCAGGCACGCCCTCGATGTACTCTTGTGCATACTTGCGAACCCGTGCCCATACTGTCGAGGGGTTAGTGTGCTCAGCTTCATTCAAAACCTTGAACAATGCTTTTTTCTCAGCATGCACCTTTTTGGCATCCTCGCCCTTGTCGCTATGCTCTACCAAATACCATTCAGCGGGTAGAGTGTTACACAATGCTTGAGCATAGGAACGCTCAGCACCATAGGCACGCTTGACGGCATCGGCAACACCTTGACGCAAAGCCTCGATTGACTGAACACCTGACACCTGAGTAACTGTAATGTTTGACATAATCTAACCTTCTAACAATGACAATCTTGGAAAACCCGCCGACTGCCTAGGCATACAAACAAAACTGTTTTTCGTTTGCATGAATATATTATACCACAAAAAAAGGGCAAAATCAATTTAAGCGTGAACAATAATTAGAGAATCAATCTAACAATGTTAGCCTTTTTGAAAAGGTCAAAACCCAAAGCCCACCCACTCCCGACCCCCCAAGATGGCAAAGAGGAATCCTAGAAATACACTACACACTGTGTTGCTCATTCGATCACTTCATTTAAAATTCCGTTTCCCAAGACCCCACCCCCTCATATACAGAACACCCCCCGGTCTAAGTAAAAACCCTAATCACGAAAAAATTTTTGCAAAAATTTAAAAACGCTGTTACATTTGCGTCGTTGGATAAGGATTGGGAGTACCCGGTCGCCAACACCCCTTCATTACTCATTGGTGCGCTTACCCGGTGATTAAACTAGAACCTACATCGGACCATCCGGTCCCATTTGACGTATCCGAAGAGTCGCCCAAGACTCAGAAGGATGCCATCGCCATTGCGGCAAATACTGCCAACCTCATCGAGGAGCTCGGCGGCGGAGTCGACTTCACTGAGAAAGACGGCAAGCAAGCTGTCGATCTGGTTACTAAAGCAGCCAAGACACCCAAACACATCAAGTCACTCGGCCAAGCTTCTGCGGCTGCAGAGATTCTCAAGCGTTACGATTTCCAAGCCGTTGCTGATGCGCAACAAGCACGTAACCTAATCACGAACAAACTGATTGAGCTGGCTGACTGCGGCGACCTGAAGATTGAGATCAAGGCGCTCGAGCTGCTCGGCAAACATTCAGACATTGGCATCTTTACTGAACGCAGTGAGATTACAGTGCACCACACAACATCCCAGTCTCTTGAGAATTCAATCAAGGATCGGATCAAGCGCTTGCTGCACAGCGACGTTACAGATATTACCCCGCTCGACGATCTGGATGCGCAGCTTGGTACACCGATAACGCCACTTAGCAATCTAATTGAATCCCTAGACGAGGAAAAACCCACAGATGAGTGACGAACAAATCTCATTGAAGGACTTAGAGACGCTCGTTGATACGGGGAAGCTCACGGATACTGATCTGCGGGTATTAGAGAAGCAGTTAATACATCTTGAGAGGCTCAAACAACGTGAGCTGGCGCAGGAAAAGTTCATTAGGTTTGTGAGCCGGGTCTGGCCAACCTTCATTTCCGGTAAACACCACAAGCGAATGGCCGAAGCTTTTGAAAGGGTAGCCCGTGGAGAATGCAAGCGCCTCATTATTAATATGCCCCCTCGCCACACTAAGTCAGAGTTCGCCTCTTACTTACTACCTGCTTGGTTTTTGGGCAAGTTTCCGAACAAAAAGGTAATCCAAAGCTCAAATACGGGTGAATTGGCGGTCGGATTTGGTCGAAAAGTGCGAAATCTGGTGGATTCCGAGGTTTATAACGAGATTTTCCCCGAGTTACAGCTGCAAGCCGACTCAAAAGCAGCCGGAAGGTGGAATACCAGCAAGGGCGGTGACTATTTTGCGATTGGTGTGGGCGGTACGGTGACCGGTAAGGGTGCTGACCTGCTCATTATTGACGACCCGCACTCAGAACAAGAGGCTGCGATGGCCGCAGTCAACCCAGAGATCTACGATAAGGTATACGAGTGGTATACATCAGGTCCTCGTCAGCGTTTGCAGCCGGGCGGAGCCATTGTTATCGTTATGACACGCTGGGCACAGCGAGATTTGACCGGTCAAGTGCTTAAAAATGCAGCATTACGGGGTGAAAATGACTGGGAAGTGATCGAATTTCCAGCTATTTTGCCGTCTGGCAACCCACTTTGGCCTGAGTTTTGGAGCAAAGAAGAGCTCGAAGCATTGCACGAAGAACTGCCAAATTCCAAGTGGCAAGCTCAATATCAGCAGAATCCCGTGGGAAATGAGTCCGCGATTATCAAGCGAGACTGGTGGAAGATATGGCCACACGAAAGACCACCACAATGTGACTATATCTTACAAACGTGGGACACGGCGTTTGAGAAAACTCAGCGTGCTGACTACTCAGCTGGCACAACTTGGGGCATCTTCAACTGTGAGTTTGATGATATGCGCCCGAACATTATCTTGCTCAACACTTACCGCAAGCGAGTGGAGTGGGTGGACCTGAAGAAAGATGTGTTCCGTGAGTACAACGAGTGGGAGCCCGATGGCATGCTCATTGAGAAGAAGGCCACGGGTGGTCCGCTGATTTATGAATTACGTGCGATGGGCATACCGGTGCAGGAATTTACGCCGGGAAAAGGTCAAGACAAAATTGCCCGCTTGAACGCAGTATCGGACATAATTGCTTCTGGGAAAGTGTGGGTTCCCGATACTCGTTGGGCTGAAGAATTGGTTGATGAGATTGGGGCGTTCCCGTCAGGCGAGCATGATGACTTGGTTGACGCGACAACACTTGCTTTAATGCGCTTTAGGCAAGGTGGGTTCCTTAGACTTCCTAGTGATGAACTAGAAGACGTCAAGTTATTTAAATCGGGCAGACGCGCAGCGTACTACTAAGGATTATTATGGCTACAAGTTCAATGGACAAAAGTTTATATGCAGCGCCTCTCGGTATTGACGAGCTAAGCGCAGAGCCCGCGATTGAAATTGAGATCGAGGACCCAGAAGGTGTTCGCATTGGCATGGACGGAATTGAGATTGAACTCGAAGCCGGAGATGAGGATAAAGACGGCGAAGAGTTTGACTCTAACCTTGCTGAGTTCATGGATGATGACGAGCTAGAGAAACTAGCCGGAGACTTGATGGGTGACATTGAAGGCGACATTAGCTCACGCAAAGAGTGGGTTGAGATGTTTGTCAAAGGCCTAGATGTTTTGGGAATGAAGTATGAAGAGCGTACTGAACCGTGGCTCGGTGCTTGCGGTGTTTTCTCAACGGTACTCACAGAAGCTGCTGTACGGTTCCAAAGTGAGACTATCATTGAAACGTTCCCTGCTCAGGGTCCGGTCAAAACCGAGATCATCGGCGCTATTGATAAACTTAAAGAGCAGGCGGCGGAGCGCGTTAAAGATGACATGAACTACCAGCTCACCGAGGTGATGTCTGAGTATCGCCCCGAGCACGAGCGCATGTTGTTTAATTTGGGCCTTGCAGGATCAGCGTTCAAAAAAGTTTATTACGATCCAGCGCTTGGTCGTCAGACTTCAGTATTTATTCCAGCTGAAGACATTATTATTCCTTACGGCTCCTCTGGTGCTCGTACTGCAGAGCGCGTGTCTCACATCATGCGCAAGACAAAGAACGATGTAAAGAAGTTGCAGGTTGCAGGCTTCTATCGTGACGTGGAGTTGGGTGAACCTACTCAAGTACATACAGACGTCGAGAAGAAAAAAGCCGAAGGTGAAGGCTACACATTAACTGACGATGACCGCTATCAAATCTATGAAGTACAAGTTGATTACAACTTACCGGGCTATGAAGATGAGGATGAGATCGCGCTTCCTTATATTATTTCTATCGACAAGGGTACAAATAAAGTTCTTTCTATTTACCGCAACTGGGAAGAGGAAGACACTCTCAAGCTTAAGCGCCAGCATTTTGTCCAGTACGATTACATTCCCGGCTTTGGTGCTTATGGTTTTGGCTTCATACACCTTATTGGTGGTTACGCCCGGGCCGGCACTTCTCTTATTAGGCAGCTCATTGACGCTGGCACACTAGCTAACTTACCCGGTGGTCTGAAGACCCGCGGCTTGCGAATCAAGGACGACGATACCCCAATCAATCCCGGCGAGTTCAGAGATATGGATGTGCCATCTGGCTCCATCCGTGACAACATCATGCCACTGCCATACAAGGAACCATCACAGGTTCTGGCAGGACTCTTAGATAAGATCACTGAAGAAGGTCGCCGACTGGGTTCTGTTGCTGACATGAAGATCAGTGACATGTCTGCCAATGCTCCAGTAGGTACAACACTGGCTATTCTCGAGCGTCAGTTGAAGACGATGTCTGCTGTTCAGGCCCGCGTGCACTACAGCATGAAGCAAGAGTTCAAACTCTTGAAGAACATCATTCGTGACTACGCTCCCACAGAGTATGAGTACGACCCAGCCAGCGGTGACCGCATGGCCAAGCAGTCTGACTACGATGCAGTTGATGTTATTCCAGTGAGTGACCCCAACAGCGCGACGATGGCTCAGCGGATCATGCAGTATCAAGCTGTGATTCAGTTGGCGCAGCAAGCCCCGCAGATCTATGACTTGCCACAACTCCACCGTCAGATGATTGAAGTGCTGGGCATCAAGAACGCAGACAAGCTTGTGCCAACAGTGGACGATCAGAATCCAAAAGATCCGATCAGCGAGAACATGGGGTTCCTCAAAGGCGAGCCAACGAAAGCGTTTATCTACCAAGATCAAGACGCACACATTGCAGCTCACACTTCATTCATGAAGGATCCGATGATCGCTCAGCAGATTGGTCAGAACCCCATGGCTCAGCAGATGATGGCCGCCATTCAAGCTCACATTGCAGAGCACTTGGCGTTCTCTTATCGTCGCAAGATCGAAGAGCAGATGGGCGTGCCATTGCCACCACCCGGAGAGCAGTTGCCAGAGCAGGTGGAAGTGCAGTTGTCACAACTCGTTGCACAGGCTTCTACTCAGTTGCTTAACGCTAATGTTGCGCAGGCGCAACAGGCTCAGGCTCAGCAGATGGCGCAAGATCCGCTCGTTCAGATGCAACAAGCTGAACTCCAGATCAGGAAGCAAGAAGCTGACGTTAAGGCGATGAAAGTCAAAGGCGACTTGCAACTCAAAGCAGAAGAGTTATCCCTCAAGGCACGCGAGAGCGCAGCTAAAACTGGAGAAGATCCACAGATGGCCGCGATGCGCTTGCAGCAAGAAATCTCACAAGCTCAGGAGATGCACGCTCTGGAGATGGCTGCTAAGCAGATGGAGTTGCAGCAGGCTCAGGCTCAACAGCAACAAGCCATGCAGATGCAGCAGCAAGCCCACGGTCAGAAGATGGCCCACGGCGGACAGGTCCATGCACAGAAGTTGGCTCATGCAGCTCACGCCGCAAATGTGGCTGCTAGACGAGCTGGAAATAAACCTGAAAAGAAGGATGAATGATGGCCAATATGCTTGAAGTGTTAGATAAAAAGCTTGGTGAACACATCAAGCAGTTGGTCGATGTTGTCAGTGCTGGTGGAGCTAAATCCCACGAGCACTACAAAGAACTGTGCGGAACTATCCGAGGTCTGCAAACCGCGCAGTATGAACTTGCTGACCTCGTGCGAAAAACCAAGGAATCGGAAGATGACTGAATTTGATGTGAAAGCGGTGGATCTGACCGGATTGCTAAATACATCCGTGGAAGAGAAAGCCAAACAAGTGCCGGACCCAGTGACATACCACTTGTTGTGTATGTTGCCCAAGGCAGAAGAAGAGTTTAGCGAGACTGGAATTTTGAAGTCCGCTACTGCGATGTACCACGAGGAGCTACTATCCCCCGTGCTGTTTGTTGCAAAGATCGGCCCCGATGCGTTCAAAGACGCGAGCCGTTTCCCATCTGGCGCAAGCTGCAAAGTTGGTGACTTTGTGTTAGTACGTCCTAACACCGGAACCCGCATGAAGATTCACGGTACTGAATGGCGACTCATCAATGATGACTCTGTCCAAGCAGTTGTGCAAGACCCCCGCGGTATTCAACGTCCAACTTAAGGAGTAGCTCATGGCCAAAGAAGACGATGATTTTAAATTCCCCGATGAAGTGGAAACCAAAGCCGATAGCAAAGAAGACGACAAAGTCGAATTTGAAATCGAAGGCGAAGGTGAAACCGAAGTCGAGGTAGTAGACGATACGCCCGCGCAAGACCGTGGCCGTAAACCTATGGATGAACCCCCCAAAGAGTTCGCCGAGGATGAACTTACTAAGTACGATGAGAGCGTGCAAAAGCGCATCAAGCACTTTACTAAGGGTTACCACGAGGAACGCCGGGCTAAAGAAACAGCGGAACGCGAGCGAGAAGAAGCCCTGCGTATCGCCCAAGCTGTGGTTGAAGAGAACAAAAAGCTCAAGGGCTCTTTGAATTCTAACCAGCAAGCCCTGCTGGAACAGGCTAAAAAAGTAGTTGGTAACGAGGTTGAAAAAGCCAAGGCCAAGTACAAAGAAGCCTATGAATCAGGTGACTCAGACGCTATTGTTGAGGCTCAGGAAGCATTGATAACCGCGAAATCCAGAATGGAGCGCGTGAACAATTTTAAACCTGCCCCTTTACAACAGGAAGAAACTGAGGTACAAATACCTCAACAAGTTACAAAACAGCCTCCAGTAGACCAAAAAGCTCTGGCTTGGCAATCAGAAAATAAGTGGTTTGGTTCTGATGATGAGATGACTAGCTTTGCCCTTGGACTCCACACCAAGCTAGTTAAATCTGGAGTTGATCCTCAGTCCAGCGAGTATTACGAGAAGTTAAATTCTCGAATTAGACAAGTCTTCCCAGAGCAGTTTGAATCTGAGAGACCGGTGGATGCGCCCCCTCCACCGAAAAAATCAAACGTTGCACCTGCAACCCGTAGCACAGCGCCTAAAAAGATCGTGCTTACGCAGACACAGGTGAATATCGCCAAGCGGCTTGGAGTTCCTTTGGACCTCTATGCACGTAAGGTTGCTGAAGAACAGTTAAGGAAATGAAAATGGAAAAGTCTACACGTTTAGCACGAGAGCTTGATACCCGCGAGAAGATGGAGCGCCCCAAACAGTGGATGCCCCCTCAACTTCTGCCCGATCCCAATCCGGAACCGGGTTATGCGTTTCGCTGGATTCGTATCAGCTCGCAAGGCAAAGATGACGCCACTAACATTTCTGGAAAACTACGCGAAGGCTGGGAACCCGTTAGAGCTTCCGACCATCCTGAGATTCGTTTGTTTGGTTCTTCCAATGCGAAGTTCCCCGACAGCGTTGAAGTGGGCGGTTTGTTGCTTTGCAAAACACCTGTGGAGTTTACAGGGCAACGTAATGAGTACTACCGCAAACAAGCGGAAGCTCAGATGAACTCTGTGGATAACACCTACATGCGCGAAAATGACCCAAGGATGCCTATGTTCAAAGAACGTAAGTCCACGGTTACTTTCGGTAAAGGTATTTAAATTTTTTTTGGAGTCTTAAATGGCATATCCTACCGTTGATAAGCCCTATGGTTTCTCCCCAATCAATCGTATTGGCGGAAATCCCTATGCGGGTTCTACTCGACTGATCCCAGTCGATTCTGGCGCTGTCTTTGATGGCGACCTCGTTGAGATGTTGGCTTCTGGTTCATGCAAAGTGATCGCCAGCGGCACAGCTTCTGCACAATGCGTCGGCGTTTGCGTCGGCGTTCAGTACACCAACTCTTCTGGTCAAACTGTTCAAGCTCAGTATGCTCCGTCATCTGGCGTGACCAACGTTTTGGCTTATGTTGTTGATGATCCTACCGCTCTGTTCAAAGTGGCTGTTGTGTCTTCTGGCACTACCATGTCTACCTTGACTCGTGCTGCCGTTGGTCAAAATGCTCCTGTAGCTTTGAACTCTGGTAACACCAACACCGGTAACTCTACGCAAGCTATCACAACCAGCACCGATACTACAAATACATTGCCTATTCGTATTATTGATGTTGTTCCTGAGACCGCTGTTACATCAACCACATACGTTGAGATGA